GGAGCAGAAGAAGGATTTATTCTTTATGAAAATAAAAATGATAATGAGTTGCTTGCGATTCCTATCAAAATGAATGAAAAGAATAAAGACTATATAGATTATGTTTTTGGCTGGATGCAGGAAGTATACCAATTATATAAAGATGATGTGGTTCCTAAAAGAGGCTATACTAAATCTACATGGACATGTAAAGGTTGCCCCGTATCGGAGACTTGCTTAGAAAAAGATGCAGGCGAATTAAAAATAACTAACCTTAAGGTTGGGGTAGAGTGAAAAATTGTGCGAACTGCGGTACACCCTTTGAGTCAAGTAAAAAGAATCAAAAGTACTGCAACCCTGCTTGCTGTAGACTAGCAACAAATAAAAAAATAATGAGCAAGTATTATGAAAATAAAAAAAGACTCAATGGAGAAAAAAGATATTGTGGCTGCGGTCAACTACTAAGCAGATATAATGAAAATAATAAATGCTTTGTTTGCGTAGATCAGGATAATAAAAATAACCGTGGGAATATATTAGAGGTAATAAATAATGTCGCTAAAAAAACTTATAAAACAAAACGCTAGTACAGTACTTGGAGTAGATTCATCAACAAATTCTTTTGCTTTCTGCCTGTTTGATGGAAAACCAATTAAGTGGGGCAAGATAGATTTTCACGGCAACAATATCTACGATAAGGTGATTGACTGTAGGGATAAGATGCCGTTTATCAAAGAAGAGATAAAGCCAGATTATATTTGTATAGAATCAGCTATCATGGTAAAATCTCAGGCAGTAGCGATACATATGGCTATGATCGTTGGGGTATTGATTTCAGAACTGGCACTAGATTCTAAAAGAATTATTACTGTTCCTCCAATACAATGGCAGTCATATATTAACAATAATAATTTAACAAAGGCTCAGAAGGCTCAGATAAGACTAGACAATCCAGGCAAATCAGACAATTGGTATAGAAATTATGCAAGGACTACAAGAAAACAAAAAACTTTAGATCATTTCAATAATATGTTTAACATAAACCTAGAAGATAATGATGTTGGAGATGCCTTTGGACTAGCCTATTATGCTCACAAGAATCTGGTAAATTATGGCTAAATTATATGAAAACAAAGCATTTCTTACAAAAAGATATGCAATAGAAAAAAAAAGCCTAGAAGAAATAGCAAAAGAATGTGGTGTTAGCCACCAAACTATTTATAGGTATTTAACAAAGTTTGGACTTATTAGAGATCAGAGGAAATTAAAACGATGATTGAAAAAGATTTTGATGAGATGTTTAGAACTACTAACCCAGATGCTGTATTTAATCCAATTAATCAAACAGAAAAGTCCGTACTTGATGAATGCAATAGAATTGCCAACCTATTGATTGAGAAGAATCGTGCTTATGGTAACTCAGCGCTGGAGCCAGTAAGAATATTTTCTTCATCAGATAACATTGAGCAACTTAATGTAAGAATTGATGATAAATTATCAAGAAGAATGCGCGGCGGAAAATACCAGGGTGATAATGATCTTGACGATCTTATAGGTTATCTGGTATTATTGAGTATTGCACTTAAGGAGACATGGAAGTAATGCCGCTTTACACATTTACATGCATTGACTGCGACAAGTCACATGAGATGTTAATGAAGATGGAGAATAGAGACAATGCTATCTGCCCCGACTGTGGCCTGAGGCTAGCAAGAAACATTGATTCACCAGGAATGGTTTGGGCTCCAACCCGTGGCGGAAGTGGATTTGCCACCTAACAAGGAGAGTCATGTCTAAAAAAAGGGTTAGCGATTCTGACGAGGCTGCATCATATAAAGTAAACCCAGACATATCGGTGTTCTATGAACTGAAGTTTGGTAAAACAGTAATTGAGCCAGGAGACTCGCTTAAATTTAAGGATGTTCGTGGATCTTTTAGATTTATTAGACTTGCTCATAACATCAAGAAAGACGTTACCTGGATAGATTGTTATTCTCCTAGTACGGGGGAATATCGTTCCTTTTATGTGGATAGGTTAAAGGGAGTTGTCCACGCAAAGAAAAGTATTAGGAAGAAGATGAATGTCAACTGAGATAGTTCTTGCCGAACGGTGGGAAAAAATAAATAAGGTTGTAGATGTATTCTTAAAAGGAACTACTAATCCAGCATCTATCGCTAAACTTACTGGCTTTAAAAGAGCAGAGGTGCAGGAGTACCTTGATGAGTGGCGATCTGTTATTCAAAGTGATAGACAGATTCAGATGCGTGCAAGAGAGGCGCTATCTGGGGCAGACAGACATTACTCTATGCTTATTGAAGAAGGCTGGGATGTTATAAGTCAGGCGGGGACAATCGGGGATCTTGGTAAAAAAACTGCTGGCATTAAAATTGTTGCAGATATCCAGCAAAAACAAATAGACATGCTTCAGAAGGCTGGCCTTATTGAGGACAGCGAAATTGCTCAACAGATCATTGAGACTGAGCGAAAGCAAGAGATCTTGGTCAGAATTTTAAAGGAAGTCGTTGCAGACTGTGAACATTGTAAGAGAGAAGTATTTAAAAGACTAGAAGAAGTTACGGGTAAGGCAGAGGGCTTCTAGTGTTTGATGATTTTATATCTGCTCTAGAAGAAGATGAATTTGATGAGCATCCAGTAAACATTGAAGAGTTTGTTACGAATGAGGACTATCTTCACCTACCCCCGCTTTCAGAATTTCAGTATCAAGCAATTAAAGCCATGACTCAAGTATATAAAAAAGATACATTGGTAAAACTATATGGGGAAGAGGAAGGCGTAAAAAGAAACCGTCAAACCTGTAATGAAGTCATTCTTCAACTAGGTAAGGGGAGCGGTAAAGATTATATTTCTACTATTTCTGTAACCTATCTTGTATATTTATTGCTATGCCTAAAAGATCCTGCTAAATATTTTGGCAAGCCCCCTGGTGACTCAATTGATATCATCAATATTGCTATCAACTCTGAGCAGGCAAAAAATGTATTCTTTAAAGGCTTTCGCAAAAGAATTGAAGACTCTCCATGGTTTGTTGGAAAGTACAATATTACCGCTCAGAGTGTATCATTTGATAAATCTATTACATGTCACTCAGGGCACTCAGAGCGGGAGTCGTGGGAAGGATACAATGTTATCTGCGTGATTCTTGACGAGATCTCTGGATTTAGTACAGTATCAACAAGTGGTAACGAGCAGGCAAAGACTGGTCAGGCGATCTATGATATGTATAGGGCCTCCGTAGATTCACGCTTTCCAGATGTTGGCAAGGTTGTTCTTTTGTCATTCCCCAGATACCGTGATGATTTTATTCAACAGAGGTACAATGCGGTTATTGCCGACAAGGATGTAATAATTAGATCACATACCTTTAAACTAGATGATGAATTAGAAAACATGAAAGAAAATGAATTCACCATTGAGTGGGAAGAAGACCAGATCAATGCTTATAAGTATCCAAAAGTATTTGCTCTCAAGCGACCCACTTGGGAGGTAAATCCTACGCGCTCAATACATGACTTTAAGATTGCTTTTTATAATAATCCAACAGATGCGCTTGGAAGATTTGCATGTATGCCTCCAGATGCAGTAGATGCATTCTTTAAATCAAAAGAAAAGATTATCTCCTGCTTTAATCAACCAATGAATGGCGTGGATGACGATGGTAGATTCAAGGACTGGTTCATTCCACAGGATCAAAAAGAATATTACATACATGTTGACCTAGCCCAGAAGCACGATCATTGTGCTGTCGCTATGGCCCATGTTGATAGGTGGGTCCATCTTAAAAGTTTTATGAATCATAATGTTGTAAGCCCAATAGTTGTTGTAGATTGTGTTAGATGGTGGACTCCCACATCAGATAAATCTGTAGACTTTTCTGAAGTAAAACAGTTCATCATTGATCTTAGATCGCGTGGCTTTAATGTTAAAAAGGTAACTTTTGATAGATGGAATTCTCACGATATTATGACAGAACTTAGAATGATTGGTATAGAGACAGAGACACTCTCTGTAGCAAAAAAACATTATGATGATATGGCGATGTTGGTGGGAGAAGAAAGAATCATTGGCCCAAGT